CCCGAATTACTAAAGAAAGAGTTTCAATTCCATAAAGGTACGATTAATACCGATTTGCGACAGAAGTCCATCACATCAAACCGATGGTTCAATTCCATAAAGGTACGATTAATACTTCTTCCCATGTTATTTTTTATATTTATTCCGTAGTTTCAATTCCATAAAGGTACGATTAATACAACAAGGCGGCAACCTTCACGAACATGTTTATTAACAGTTTCAATTCCATAAAGGTACGATTAATACGAAGCATTCGGAACATTAACTCTCAAGGCATAACAGATGGCTAACGTCAAGAAAGATAAGGCGTGTGGAATATTCATGGCACCATCAACTGCAGGGAAGATGGTAGCCATGATAACTGTTGACGACGTGAATGTTGTTGACAATAAGATAATAATCCCGTACAACAATATTGCCATTGGCGCGAGAAAGGTTAAGGTCGGAAATAGCACATTCGAAATCGCTTTCAGTGAGAGAGAAGGAAAGAATGTGATAATCAATTTGAGATAATATGTCAACACCGCGATATGTAACACTTTCGGAATTCAAAGCCTACGACTATATCGATACGACAGACGAGGATGAGATGCTTAACGGCATTATCTGCGATGCGGAAGATATAATTGAAAACGAAATCGGCAGATTGCTAACCGATTTTGAAAAGGACGGAGTTATGCCAGGCGACATTCATAGAGCGATAATGCTTGAAGCCAACAACCTGTATGAAAACAGAGGCGGAGTAAGCACGACGCTTATGTCACGTGTCCCAGACGCAAATCCGAAGGCATTGATAAGGAAGTACATAGACCATGGTCAATACGACGCTTAGATATGAATGCAGGATTATTGACACAGAGAATTAAGGTTGAAAAGCCAGTTACCGTTCAAGACGCTTACGGAAGTAATAACACCGAATGGACTACGGTAATTGAGAGCTTGCACGCTGACGTGGAATATCGACACGGCAATCAGCTTAATTCGAACGGAGAGATAATCTATTCTTACGAGGTTTCATTCTACGTGAGGTTCAACGAGGCGATAGCGGAATATATGCGGATAACGTGGCAAACGCGGAAGTATCGCATATTGGCTATTGACCGTCAGACAAGGCTTAGGCGATTTGCCATAAGGTGCGAATTAATCAACGAGTAAGATGGATGAATTCACGATAAATGACAAAAATGTCTTAGAAATGTTGATGAATTTCAGCCCTAAAATGTTGAAACAGCTTTCACGGCGCTCATTGAAAAAAGCATTAGGCATTCTTGCACGTGCAACACGAAGCGAATTGAAACGCACTGTGAATGGTACAATGGTAAAACATACGTGGAACAACGGCAAAAGTTCATCAATGAATAATGGTGTCAGAGTTCATGTTTGGAAAGATGCGGATAAGGCTTCGGTACATATCATGGGGGATTTCCGTTTGAAGTTCTTTGAACTCGGGACGCGCGAACGGCATATCAAAAAGCCGAAGTCGATTAATATTCCTTCGCAAGGTCAATTTATACGAATTGCTCACGATAATACAAATCGTGGTATGATTGAAGCTCGGCACTTTTTCAAGACTGCAAGGGCAAAAAAAGAGAAAGAAGTAACGGATGCAATGGATAAAATTGTTGCCGGTCAGGTGGTAAAAATAAATAATAAGTACAAGTAAGATGAAAGGGTTAGGAGTTGGAAAGGTAATCTATTCGCTGTTGAAAAATAACGAAGCAGTAAACGCTCAGATAGCTGGACGGATATTTCCTATTGTCGCTGACGAAGGGACAAAGTTTCCTTTTATTACTTATACGCGACGTTCATTCTTGCCTTCATATTCTAAGGACGATGAAATTGATGAGACGGCAACTGTTGAGGTGAATATTGTATCAGATGAATATTTTAAGGGAATAAATATCGCAAACCTTGTACGAAATGCAACAGAAAGACAGCGCGGAACTGTTGACGGAATAACATACGATCCGATAACTCTAATAGATGCACAGGAAGATTTCTTACAAAACGCTTTTGTGCAAACATTGATTTTCAAGATAACGACAGATTAATAACATTTGATTATGAGTAATAAAATAAAAGGTGGTGACTTACACTTGTTCATCGGCGGCAAATCGTTGGCTTTTGCTAAAAGTCATACGTTGACGCTGAGTTCCGACACAAGCGATACCTCCAACAAAGATGAAGGTGGCGGTGACTGGGCTTCAAACGAAATCAAGATGAATTCATGGAGCGCGAAGTCGGAAAATATTATGGCAGACACTGGCGCAGGAATGACTTACAACAGCCTTGTTGATGCTTGGATTGCTAAGACATTGCTAACAGGCGTATTCGGTAAGAAGAAAGAGACGGCGACCGATGTTCCGACGGAAGGTTGGACGGCAGGAACCGATAATCTTACAGGTAGCTGCTACATCACGAACATTGAAGTTAATGCGACAGACGGTGAAGATGCAACTTATACGGTTGACTTCAAAGGCACCGGCGCATTAGTACATAATACGACAACATAAGTTTGTTTGTTTCCATATCAACAATGCCCTGCGCCTGATAAGGGCGTGGGGCTAATTTATTTTTAAACTATGAAGATAAAAATTGGTAATAAAGATTATGAATTGTCATATACCCTACGCGCTATGATGATTTTTGAGAGGATAACCGATAAAAGTTTCAGCCTCAATGGATTGACTGACGAACTTATATTCCTTTATTCATCTATTCTTGCATCAAACAAGGATTGCAACTTGTCATATAATGATTTAATCGATGCTTGCGATAAAAATCCTACAATCTTAAAGAGCTTCTCCGATTTCCTTATCAGTGAAGCGGAGAAACGTAACGTGCTCACACCCGAAGAACATAATAATGAAGGCAAAAAAAAAGAATAACAGACGTCATAACAGACTTGGTTTATACGTGCGGACTTGACGCCGATTATGTTCTTGACAGAATGCAGATTTATGAAGTAAAACCATTTATCGAAAATTCTTTCAAAAGGCACAGAGATAGTTGGGAACAGGCAAGGATAATATCCTACGTAGAAGCGCAGATTAACTCTCAAAAAACAATATCCCCTAAAGACATCATAGAATTTACGTGGGATAAGAACGAAGAAAAGAGAAATATATCTAACTCTTATACGGACGAAGAAAAGAAACGATTGCACGAAGAAGCAATCGTTATAAGTAAACAATTAAAATAGCATATCATGGCAGACTTAGTAACACGACTTTTATTACAGACAAAGAATTTCGATGATGGGATTACAAAAAGCGCAGCAGAAATTCGAGCAATGCGTGCTACTGCTGAAGATGCAAACAAGTCTTTCAATCTTGTAAAAGGAACGATAGGAAAGTTTGCAAGTGTTCTCGGTATTGCCATGACAGCAGGTGAAGCACTTAATAGGGCTATTAATGGTTGCCGCGCGAGCACAGACGCGTTCGGTAAGATGCAAGAGATGGCAACTACAAGCGTCGATAACTTCTTCACTTCTATTGCTTCAGGAGACTTCTCTACATTTTTAAATGGGATGGACTCAATCGCCGAGAAAGCGCGCGAAGCATACGAAGCAATGGAAAGTCTCTATAATCTTTCACAATCATATAGAGTTAAAAGCGCACAGGAAACTGAGACGTTCGACAAGAACCTCATAATTATTAGAAAAGGGAAAAAGGGTCAGGTGTCTAAGGCTGAAGCAAACAAAGCGGCTGAAGAAAATAATCGTATTATAGCAGGTCAAATCTCTGATGCGCTGACAATGAAACGCGCAACAGTAGGCGCAGTTCTTAAAAAAGTCGCTTCACATGTTCAGATCAGCGCAAGTGATTTATCAGAGGAAGGAATTGGTCGTATATCAAGAGGATATCTCGAAAAGGTTAAAGTCGGAAATCGTACTGTAACGCGTGCAGATGTTTATCGGGCGCAATATAATTCTTATCTGTCACAACTACATAAAATAGAGAATTCAAAAACAAGTTATAGTATGTTTGGCGGTGGCAGTAACTGGATTGAAAGAAAAATAAATCCGATTGGTAATATGACAAAGACAGCCAAGCAAAAAGTTAGAGCATTGAACAAAAAATATGCTGAGTATTAATCGTACCTTTATGGAATTGAAATTCTTGAAATGGAAGTATTTTTTTGCAAGTGATAAGTATTAATCGTACCTTTATGGAATTGAAATACGACCACAACGGATGCAAACGGTCAGTTCACGAGTATTAATCGTACCTTTATGGAATTGAAATTCGCTTTCTCTTATGTAGCAAGCAACGGAACAAGCGTATTAATCGTACCTTTATGGAATTGAAATATACTGATCGGTTTTGG